ATGCCAGCAATAGAGTCTGATTTTGTGACACTATCAGAGCAAGAAATAAAATTAGCTAAAATAGATGATGAGAAACATTTATTAATGGGAGCAGCTTTAATACCTAACAAACCAATCTTTAGAAAAAACGGAGAAAATACTTTTTACGTTTACTTTTCTGAGAAAACAGTTAGGAGAGCAAGCGAGTTATTTTTTCAAAATAGTATGCAGAACAACGCAACTTTAGAACACGAAATGGAGATTAATAACTTAACAGTTGTTGAATCGTGGATTGTTGAGGATACTGAAATGGATAAATCTAAGAAGTATGGTTTAAGTGTACCTAAAGGCACGTGGATGATTTCAATGAAAGTAGAAAACGAAGATGTTTGGAATGATTACGTAAAAACAGGTAAAGTAAAAGGTTTTAGTATTGAAGGTTACTTTGCAGATAAAGCACAAGTTAAAGACCCAAGTTTAAAATCTGAGTGGAGTAAAGAGCTAGAAGCTATTGAAGAAGAAGAAGCTGAATATATGCTTAGTAATATTAAGGCATTAATTAAAAAAGATAAAAGAACTAAATCTGGTAAAAACATTGAATTAGAATCTTATAATGATTATCCGCAAGCAGTTAGTAATAATGCTAAACGTGGTATTGATCTAAATGAAAAAGTTAATAACAAATGTGCAACACAAGTTGGTAAAATACGTGCGCAACAATTAGCACAAAAAGAAAACATTAGTTTATCAACTTTAAAAAGAATGTACAGTTATTTATCAAGAGCTCAAGAATATTATGATGAAGGCGATAAAGAAGCGTGTGGTACTATTAGTTATTTATTGTGGGGTGGTAAAGCTGGTTTAAGATGGAGTGAAAGCAAGTTAAAAGAATTAGGAGAAATTAATTTATCTTCTATGGTAGTTGATGAAACTTTTGCAATTATAGATGATAGATTAGCTTACAGTACACAAGAAAAAGCTGAAGAAATGGCATTAAATATAGGTTGTGAAGGTTTTCACGTTCACGAGTTTGAAGATAAAGAATGGTATATGCCTTGTAAAGAACATAAATTAAAATAATATGAAAAGTAAAAGATTTAAAACACCAAGTAATACATCACCTAAAAATACTAAGCGTGGTTGTATTTGTCCAGATGGCAAAAGATATAGTAATAAGTGCTGTGATGGTAGCTTACAAGCACAAGGTATAGGTAAAATATAAAATAAAGTTGTAAAAAAATATAACAGTTAACGTTCTCAAACGTTTATAGGTATATACTCAAATTATGAAAGCAAACGAAATACTAAACAAAATAAAAAATATTGTTGGTGAAAAAGTTAATCTTTCTGAAGAAAAAATAGAAATGGCTGAAATGACATTAGAAAATGGTACTGTATTAATTGCAGAATCTTTTGAAGCTGGAAAATCTATATTTATTAAAACTGAAGATGAGCAAATTGCTCTACCAGTTGGTGAATATGAATTAGAAGATAAAACTATTTTAGTTGTAACTGAAGAAGGTTTAATTGACAGTATTAAAGAAGCTACTAAAGAAGAAGTAGTTGAAGAAGAATTATCTGATGAATCTAAAGAAGTAGAAACTGAATTAGAGGATGAAGAAAAAGAAGAAATGAAATATGTAACTAAAGAAGAGTTTACATCTGCTGTTGAAGAAATCAAAGCAATGATAGACGAAAAATTTGGTGACAAAGAAGAAATGAAGGAAGAAGTAATAGAAGATACAAAAGAAGAATTATCTGCTGTTGCTCCTGAACCTGTAAAACATAATCCTGAAGCTGAAGTTGATAATAAAGTGAATTTTCATATTGCAAGCAATAGAACACAAACAACGAAAGACAGGGTTTTTGATAAAATTTTTAACAATAATTAATATAAAATAAAATGGCGACAACAACAAGTATAACAAGTACTTACGCTGGAGAATTTGCTGGGAAATATATCTCTGCTGCTCTTTTAAGTGCTAACACAATTGATAAAGGCGGTATAGAAGTAATGCCTAATATCAAATATAAGTCTACTATGAAAAAAGTAGCTACTGATGCAAACGTAATTAAAAACGCTTCTTGCGATTTTGATGCAACTGCTACAGTAACATTAACCGAAAGATTACTACAACCAGAAGAATTCCAAGTTAATTTACAGTTTTGTAAGCAAGACTTTATTTCTGATTGGGAAGCTGCTCAAATGGGATATTCTGCATTTGATAAAATGCCACCATTGTTTTCAGATTTCATTATTGGCCACGTAGCTGGTTTAGTAGCTGAAAAAACTGAACAAAATATCTGGGAAGGAACTAACGCTACTGCTGGAGAATTCGACGGTTTAGTAACTTTAGCTTTGGCTGATGCTGATGTATTAGATGTTGCATCTCACGCTGCTGTAACTGCTGCTAACGTAATTGATAAATTAGGTTCTATTGTTGATGCAGTACCTTCTGCACTTTACAATAAAGAAGATTTACACATTTACGTATCACAAAACATTGCAAGAGCTTATGTTAGAGCTTTAGGTGGTTTTGCTACTTCTATTGGTTCAAATGGTGTTAACGCACAGGGAACACAATGGTACAACGCTGGTGGTCAACTATCTTTTGATGGTGTAAAAATCTTCGTTGCTAATGGATTAGCTGATGATACTGCAATGGCTGCTCAAAAATCTAATTTATACTTTGGTACTGGTTTATTAAACGATATGAACGAAGTTAAAGTTCTTGATATGGCTGATTTAGATGGTTCTCAAAATGTGAGAGTTGTTATGAGATATACAAGTGCTGTAAATTACGGAATAGGTTCTGACGTTGTTCTTTACCACGCTTAAGAAATAAAATAATAATTAGGGAGCTGAAATGCTCCCTTAATTTAAAACAATAACAATATGGCTTGCGATTTAACAGCTGGTAGAAAAGTGCCTTGTAAAGATGTTATTGGTGGTATAGTAAGAGCTTGGTTCGTTGACTTTGGAGACTTAGGAACTGTAACTAAAGTAGACGATGAAATCACCGATTTATCTGGTACATTTACTTGCTTTCAATACGATTTAAAAGGAACTAATAGTTTGGAAACTGCTATTACATCCTCAAGAGAGAATGGTACAACATTCTTCGAAGAAACATTAACTTTAGGATTACCTAAATTATCAAAAGAAGATAATAAGGAATTAAAACTAATGGCTTACGGTAGACCTCACATTGCTGTTGAGGATAGAAACGGTAACTTTATGCTATGTGGTTTAGAACACGGTATGGAAGTATCTGGTGGAAGTATAGCAACAGGAACTGCTTTTGGTGACTTAAGCGGTTACTCACTAACATTAACTGGACAAGAATTAGAGCCAGCTAATTTCATTAGTGGTGGTACTGCTGCTGATCCTTTTGCTGGAATGAGTTCTGCAACTGTAACTGTAACTGTAGGTACGAATAGTTAAAAATACGCGATTAAATTAATTGTGTGATTCATAATATATAGTTTGATTGGAGGGGAGGGAGTGATTAACCTCCCCTTTTTTATTTAAAAATATGCAAATACTTACTACAAGTGGTTCACGAATTATTAACTTTATACCAAGAGAAACAATTTTAGGTACAAAAACTTATAAATTAGTGATAAAATCAGAGGCTCAAAATAAAGTTTTATTTACAGATGTTAATGCAACATTTGCTGAATTAGATTACTATTATCAATACTCAACTACTCAAGCATTAGTTGAGAATAATTACTATACTATTACAATCACCAATACAACAGATAGCGCAATAATTTTTAAAGACAAAATGTATTGTTCAGACCAAACACTTTCAGACTATGAAATTTCAAACGGTGTTTATATAGAGCAAAGCACAGGAGACAATCAATTTATATATTATGGATAATCTACATTTAATACAATTAGGCCAATACGAAAGGCCAACAATCACAGAAGAACGCAATAAAGATTGGGTTTCAATAGGCGATAACAACGACTATTACCAAAGTTTGATTGATGCTTATATGGATAGCACAACAAACAATGCTGTTATAAACGGTGTTGTTAATCAAATTTACGGTAAAGGATTAGATGCTACTGATAGTGCTAAAAAGCCAGATCAGTATGCACAAATGAAAAGTTTAGTAAAACCACACGATTTAAGAAACGTTTGCCAAGATTTAAAGTTATTAGGCGAAGCAGCTTTTCAAATAACTTACAATGGTTCTAAGATATCAGCAATAACACACTTTCCAAGAGAAACGTTAAGAGCTGAAAAGATGAATGATAAAGGCGAAATAAAAAACTATTTTTATTCTGCTGATTGGACAAAAGTTAATAAGAATACTAAACTAAAAAAGTTTCCAGTATTTGGTAGTGGCGCACAAAATGAAATATTTATTATTAAAAGGTATGTTACTGGATTTTATTATTATAGTCCAGCAGATTATAATACTGCTTATGCAACACTTGAAGATGAGATAGCTAACTACTTGATTAACAGTGCAATGTGTTCATTTTCAGGCACAAAAGTTGTGAATTTTAATAATGGAGTTCCAGATAGGGAAAAGCAACTTGCTATTAAGAATGATGTAATGCAAAAACTTACTGGTAGCTCTGGCGAAAAAGTAATTGTTGCATTTAACAATAATGCAGAAAGTAAAACAACTGTTGAGGACATAAGTTTAACAGATGCTCCAGAACATTACTCTTATTTAAGCGAAGAATGTTCTAAGAAGATTATGTTAACACATAGAGTAACTTCACCATTGTTATTAGGGTTATCTTCTGCTAATGGTTTTTCTTCTAATGCTGATGAAATAGAAAACGCCTCAAGGCTTTTTAATAACGTTGTTATACAACCATATCAAAACCTTTTAATTGATAGCTTAGATACAATTTTAGCTGTTAATGATATTAGTTTAAATCTATACTTTAAAACTATTGAACCACTTGAGTTTATGGATTTAGAGAATATTGAAGGTGAAGAAGCTATTGAAGAACAAACTGGAATAAAGGAAGAAGAAGAAAGCACAGAGCTTGAAATAATGGCTTCTAAGAGTGTTTCTAACAAAGAAAGTGATAAACTACTAAAAGATGCTTTAGATTCGCTAAAAGGCGTCAAAATGGATTCTAAAGAGTTTGATATAGTTGATATTAGAGATTTAGATGATGAAAATGAAAGTGTTGAGGATTGGGCTAAGTCAATGATTAAATTAAGTGATGTTGTAGATAGTAAAGAAGATGGTTTTTCAACTTTAGATAAATCAATGTATAAAGTTAGATACAAATATGCTAAAGGTAGCAGTAGAGGTGGAGAAAGCAGAGAGTTTTGCAAAGAGATGATGAACAGAACAAGTGCTGGTATTGTATATAGATTAGAAGATATTGATAAAGCAAGCAGAGATATGAACTTTAAAGCTGCTGAGTTACCAATGCACAAAGGCCAAAAGTATGATTTGTTTAAATTTAAAGGTGGTGTTTATTGCAGACACAAATGGCAACAGATTTTATACAAAATTAAAAAAGGTAAAGAAGTTGGTAGTGATGATTTAGATGATTACAAAAAAAGTAAAACTATACCTAAGAGTTATGAACCAAAACCAAGAGGTAGAAAGCAAGCAGTAAAAGCTCCTGTGAATATGCCTAATAATGGACATCACCCAAATTACAAGAAATGAGTAAAGCACTATTTGTAACAAGACACGATATTTCAGTATTTACTGCTGCTAATGGTAACATCGACAATGACAAACTGTTGCCAAAAATTTTAATTTCGCAGGACATTCATATTCAGAATTATCTTGGTACTGATTTGTATAATAAAATACAAGCAGAAATTGTTGCTGGTACATTAGCTGACCCTTATTTAGCTTTATTGTCAGATTATATTAAACCAATGCTTTTACATTGGAGTATGGTCGAATACTTACCTTATGCTGGTGTTAATATTGCTAATGGTGGTATATACACAAAGAATCCTGAAAATAGCACAGCATTAACAAAAGAACACGTAGATAGCTTAGTTGAAAGAAGCAGAACAACAGCACAGTTTTACACAAATAGATTTATAGATTATATGCAAAATAACGCAGCTGGATTAA